GGTATTAGACGAGATTGGCGCTGAACAGCGTTTATATGCGCCGCACTCTGTTTAGCAAAAGGTAGCAAATCCTTCTGCCCTTTAACCACAAATTTAACAAATTCTTCAAACAGAGGATGATCGACAGTATTTTCCAGTATCATGAAACAGCGAGCACAAAACATATCGCTATTCCACAATTTAGGATTATGAAACTTCTCTGGATTGAGAAGACTGTTGAGAGCACGAATTGTAGGATAAACTCCTCCTAGAACTTGGTTGTCCTCACGGGACATGTAGCCCTTAATAAAGAGCCTTTGCAAGAATGTACAGTAATTATCCTCATTTGACTGTTTCTCCACTTTTCCAGGCAGTCCGTCTTTTGCCCAGAAATCCACAATCTGTTTCGAGTCAGGTCTCGAGTCAAAGAACCAGACATAGTCGTCACCTATGCCCATACCATTTTCAACGCTTGATGATATTCCGCTTTCATTAATAAATGCGTCGAATTCTGTTAACTGTAAGATTGTTTCAGACAGCTGCGTCCATCCTGATCCGGAAGCTATTCCGTGGCTCTGATTTCGGATTATAGCATCTGTGCCCACCACTAAATCGATATCATTAACATGCAGTAATGTATCTGTGGCTCGACGTGGGTCTTTAAACAACGGGGAGATAGCTGCGGCAACAGCTTCATTCTGCGGACGTTGCATGTGTGCATCCATAGCGGTCGTGTCACCTCCGAATGCAAATGGGTGTTTTTCCCATAATTCAGTAAAGCGTCGCTTTACATCTTCAAATCCAAGCCAAGGCGTTACGTACTTTGTTGTATCTGTAATAACCTTTTGTAAAGGTTGAGTAGCTTGGTATTCAAGCAAGTTCATGCTCATAGGGTACATCCACACAACCCTGAGTTTACCATTGTATTGCCTGAATAGGATTATAGCAGGATAGGAAAAAGCTTTGCCGTTCTTAGCATCCCATATAGATTCCTGCCTAACACGGTCTCGACGAGTGTAGAGCGGCCAACCTGAGTTGGTCTCAAGAGTATCTCTATCTCGCATATTATCAATAACGGCATCGAACGATCGGTACATTAAGCTAGATGGTCGAATCTGCAAAATGTCTGAAAGATTCCTTCGAGG